TTTTTCTAAATATAGTCTCACTATATGAGATTATCTAAAACTATTTTATGGCCCTAACCAGTATAAAATACTAGCTTTATACAATGTGACATAACTCACAGAAACAAAAGCGGGACGAATGACTAATTTCCCACCTTATACTATATAGAGAGTATTTAAATACCACTACTACGCCGTGGCTCCGCCGCGGCTTATAGACCATCTAACACTCTGGCCATCGGCTATGCCGTGGCCTGTATTCTTGCCATTGGCGGCGCACAGCGCCACCCATAGGTAGTTTCCCTAGTGACCACCATAGGCCACCTTCGGTGACCAGAGGTAACCATAAATTTAAAGGCGGGTGTATTCTATGGCTAAACCATCGGCTAATAAATACAAGATCGCCCCAGAGAGCCAGCTAACCGCGACTCAAGCCAAGCAGACGATTGCTGAACTTGTACAAAAAGGCTTTTCAATCGCGGATGCAGTCCGCGCGACTGGCAAGTCAATTAAGTCCTATGAGTACTACCGCATGTCGGATACTCAATTTAAAGAGGCGATTGACCTAGCCCGCGCCGTAGCACGTCGCGAAGGCGCGATTAGCGAAGAAGACGCAAAGATCAGCTTTGAGGACTTTAGACTCAAGTACCTCAACTCCCAGACTTTTAATCATCAGAGAAATATCATCTCGATGCTAGAAGAGGGTAAGCCCTTGTGGCTTCACGGGAACATGAAATACGAGCAAGGTTTTCCAAACTACGTCCTCGTGAACATGCCACCTGAGCATGCCAAGAGCATGACCGTCAGTATTGACTACATCACCTATCGCATCTGCGTAGATCCTAATATCCGTATCAAGATCGTCTCCAAGACCTTGACAATGGCAAAGGACTTTCTTTACGCGGTCAAGCAGAGGCTTACACAGCCCGCTTACGCTGAACTTCAACGGCGCTATGCTCCAGCAGATGGTTACAAAGAATCATCTGATAAATGGACCCAAGACGCTATCTACCTAGAGCGCGACTCTGGTGAAAAAGATCCAACCCTACAGGCACTGGGTATTGGTGGACAGATCTATGGTGCTCGTGCTGACCTGATTGTTTTGGATGACTGCGTGACCTTGGCTAACGCCAATGAGTACGAGAAGCAGATCCGATGGATCCAACAGGAAGTTCTGACCCGTGTCGGTCCAACAGGTAAGATTTTGGTTGTAGGTACTCGTGTAGATCCTATTGACCTATATCGTGAGATGCGTAACCCTGATCGTTACCCAGATGGTACTTCTCCTTGGACGTATCTGGCTATGCCAGCAGTATTAGAATTTGCCGATGACCCAAAGGATTGGGTTACCTTATGGCCACGTTCAGACAAGCCTTGGCTTGGAGATGATGCTAGTTTAGGTNATGACGGTTTATATCCCCGCTGGGATGGGACTAANCTACGTAAGCGTCGCGGTGTACTAGACCCAAAGACTTGGGCTATGGTTTACCAGCAGCAAGATGTTGACAGTGAAGCTGTCTTCGCTCCTGAAGCAGTACGTGGATCAGTATCGGGTATGAGAGCCATTGGCCCTCTTAATCCTGGCGTTCCTGGTCACCCAGCAGCAATGAGTAGTTCTTACACCATCTGCTCAATGGACCCAGCCATGTCTGGTGATACGTTCTCCATTGCCTATGCAGGCGATAAGAATACACAGAAGCGTTATGTGTTAGAAGCAAGTCGTATGCCTGCTCCTACACCACAGCGTATTCGTGAATTNATNTTTGAATGGACAGAAAAGTACAANCCATCTGTTTGGGTTATTGANAAGAACGCCTTTCAGTTGTTCCTTACACAAGATGAAGAGATTAACCGTTTCCTAGCATCCCGCGGTATTCGCCTTGTTCANCATTACACAGGCGCAAACAAGATGGATGCAGAGTTTGGTGTAGCCTCNATGGCTCCCCTCTTTGGAATGATTGACAAACTTGGTAACCATATCAAGGGAAGCAACCTTATAGATTTGCCACGGTCCGACAATGAAGGCATAAAATCGTTGATCGAACAGCTCATTACTTGGTCCGCTGGCACTAAAAATAAACAAGATGGATGTATGGCACTCTGGTTTGCAGAAACTCAGATGCGTGATTATATCAATCAANCTGGAGCATATGGTGGCTCCTTNATTAAAAACCCATTCCAGACTCGTGACCAACAGGCACGTCGTAGGGTTATTAACATAGAAGACTATCAGCGCGAAAAAGAGAAGTTAGCATCTAACGGGGGTTACTTATAATGGCACTAACTGTAGATCAAATCGGAGATAAACTCCGTAAGCTACGTGCACATTACTTTACACGTGATTCACGTTATGATGATCTATTGGCGATCCGTCAAGGCAAGATTGACCAAGTCTTTCCTGGGATGTTTTCAGAAGACTATCCAAAGCCAATGATCGCAAACTTCATTGACGTTGCTGCTCGCGACGTTGCTGAAGTTATTGCCCCACTTCCTGCCTTTAACTGCATGACAACCAACACAACTTCAGATCGTGCTCGTGCTCGCTCAGATAAGCGCACCATGATTGCTGCTGGTTACCGCGACACTTGCAACCTTCAGACTATGATGTACACAGGTGCAGATCGTTATCTTACCTTTGGATGGCTACCATTCCTCATTGAAGCAGACTATGAGAACAATCGCCCAATGATCCGCATTGATTCTCCAATCGGTGCCTACCCAGAGTTTGATCGTTTCAATCGTCTTATCTCATACTCAAAGCGCTACGTTAAAACAGTACGCGAACTTATTAATGACTTTCCTGAGCACGAAAATGTTATTCGCGGTCAGTACGAAAACCGTAACTCTGAGCGCATCCTTGAGATGTATCGCTACCAAGACAAAGAGCAACTTATTCTTTTCTTGCCAGAGCGTAATAACTTTGTTCTTTCACGTGTTGAAAATGAACTAGGTGAAATTCCTGTAGCAATTGCTTTGCGTCCTGGCGTTGACTCAGATGAGCATCAACGTGGACAGTTCGATGATATTATGTGGGTNCAGGTNGCCCGTGCACGTTTTGCTTCTCTTACTCTTGAAGCAGCACANAAGGCAGTACAAGCACCATTTGCTTTGCCTTCAGATGTAAACGTTCTTGAGATTGGTCCAGATGCGACTATTCGCTCTGCTAATCCACAACAGATCCGTCGTGTAGATCTAAACCTTCCACCAGGAATTTTTCAAGAGAATGAAATTCTTGACCAAGAAATGCGCACTGGATCACGTTATCCAGAAGGCCGTTTAGGACAGCAATCAGGTTCTATCGTAACTGGTCGTGGCGTAGAAGCACTTATGGGCGGCTTTGACACACAAGTCAAAACAGCACAAGGTGTATTTGCTGAAACATTTAAAGAAGTTATCCGTCTATGCTTTAAAATGGATGAAAAACTATTTGGTGATGTTAAGAAGGAAGTTCGTGGCATTAATGCTGGCGCTCCTTATGTAGTTAACTACACACCAAGTGTTGATATTGCTGGAGATTATTCTTGCGATGTTACCTATGGCATGATGGCTGGACTAGATCCAAACCGCGCTTTGGTCTTTGGACTACAAGCACGTGGAGATAAGTTAATCTCTCGCGATTTTTTGCGTCGTCAAATGCCTTGGGAAATGAACGTTACCCAAGAAGAAGAGCGTGTTGAAGTTGAAGAACTACGCGATACATTGCTTCAAGCAGTTGCTTCCTATGCTAATGCTTTGCCACAGATGGCAATGCAAGGAGCAGATCCATCTAAAGTTATTAATGCAATTGCGCAAGTAATTGTTGGTCGCCAAAAAGGCGACCCTATTGAGGAAATTGTTGCTAAGGCTTTTGCCCCAGAACCACAGCCACAAGTTTCCCCAGAAGCTGCAGCCGCTGGTGCGGCACCTGAAGGTGCCCCAGGACAGGCTCCTGCTGGGGGCGCGCCTCAAGGCCAAGCACCAGGCATGCCGCCTGCACAACAAGCACCGCAAGGTGCGTCATCCCTGCAGAACTTGTTAGCAGGCATTTCATCTTCTGGTAACCCGCAGCTTGCTGCGTCAGTTTCCAGACGCTCACCCGCCTAACGTTACGAGTGAGAAAACCAATTCCCTATAGGAGATAAAAATGGCAAAAGTAGCACCAGCCTTTAAGTCTAGCCTGCAATCAGCACCTGTTAAGGTTGCTATGCAAGGTGGATATGGCTCATCAGAAGCAACAACACAGAAGACAAGTATCCAAGATGCACCATCAGTTAAGTCAACTGGTACATCAGATATTAAGTTTACAGTACAGCCTTCTGGCACCCGCGGATCAAACCCAGGCGCTAAGTAATTAAATGAAAGAAGAGGGTGACAGCTACGATGGAGTACTCTCCATGTGGGATGTTGTTGCCCTCTTTGCTCATCTTGTAAAAAATCTATTTGCAAGTTTTGAAGAATTTTTTGATGTATTGAGCAATATGGCTCTACATAAAGCAAACGTCGTAGAAGATCAAAAACTATTTCACGATGATGTTGTTAGAACAATTGAGACTATTATAGAAGGTGAGTAATTATGGCAGGCAAAGGCGGCTATCAAGCTCCAGCTAAACCAGCACAAGTTGCTACCATGGAACATAATAGAACAGAAAATAGCGCTGCAAATAAAATGACGCAAGCTGCTCGTGACATTACTGGTATGCCAAATTATGGCGATGCTCAAGACATGGCACAAATTCAAAGTGGTGCGCCCATNGCTGCTACACCAAATTTAGGATCTACGCCTACAGCACAACCACAACAAGGTGCACAAGGTGTTCCACCTCAAGGTTTTATTGGCGCACATCAACCAANCCCAACAGATAACCCATTAACTCCAATTGCTACGCAACAACAACAATCTATTAGCGGGACACAAAGTGCTTTATCTTTGCTTAACTCATTAGGAGATAATGCTTCTCCACAAGTTAAATCAATTCGCAACGTTTTGGCTGCACATTTAATGAATCAATCACAAGCAGGACAAGCACCTACAGCGCCAACCGCAGCGGTTCCACCGATGGCGGGAGCAAAGTAGTTTATGCCAGCAATCATTCCACCATCTCCTGAAGCACAAGCGTTAGCAGGTAACTTAGATGCTATACATGCTGCAGGCCACACAAACCTTGACCCACTTGCTCAAACAGCAGTTGCTCAAGGAGCTGGTAGTACACAAAATGTTTTAGATCATGCTGGTCTTTTAAGTCAAGCTGTAAAGCAAACAACGCCAGATAAATCAATTTCTGAACCTGCAGTAAATCAGCAACCAAGTCTTTTATCAAGCGCAGCATCATTTTTACATCATCAATATGGTCCAATACCTATCCTTAATTCAGATATTGCTGGTATTCAACAGCAACTGCAATCAAAAGGTTATGGCAAAGATCTAGCAACTGGCGTTTGGAATAGCCAATGGCAAAGTGTTCTTAGTCAACATTCTTATGATGCAACTGTAGCACCTCAATTTGGTAACGTAAAGTCTCTTCCATTGTGGGAACGTATCGTAAATGATATTGCTCCTTCTGGATGGTCTTCAACTATTGCTCATTCTGTAGCAAGTTATGTGCGTAATATGCCAGCACAAGCACGATCAATGATTGGTAATCTTTCTGGTCAAGCAGCAAGTACATGGGATGCAATTGCGCATCCATCAGAAGGCTCGGCCGCATATACAAAAACGCAATTTCAAACNGCTGCANATATACAAAATACTTTAGGTGCAAAAACAACAGCAGCAGAACTTCAAAAAAATCAAATTCAAAATTTGGTTCAAGATTACGGCAACCTTCTTAGNCTTGTGGGGCTTGCTGGAGCTGGAAAAGCATTGGCAACATCAGTAGGTGCAGTTGGAAAATCATTGCTTGAAAATACTGCGGCAAAGGAAAGTGTGTCTGCGGCAGCAAAAGCATTGGTAACACGTTCACTTCCTGAAAGCGCTGCATCAACACCTACATTTTTTGTATCTAAAAGTTTATATCAAGGTGGGGTAGAGGGTGCTAAAGGTACTGGATTACTTCGCTGGATGGAGAACGTCCCAGTTGCAAAGCGTATGCTTCCAGCAATTGATGCAATGGATACTGAAGGAAGCACTTATTATAATTTAAAGATGCAACAAGCATCTCTTATGCGCAATCCTATATGGCAAGTTGCTGCACAAGCACAGGCAAAAGGTTCATTAGCAGGACTTGGACTTACTGCTATTGGTGAGGCTGAGCAAAAAGCTGGCATTAATGAGCAAGATGCTAACCTTGCTGCACCATATCAAGGTTCATTGGCTAATGCAGTTAACTTTGCAAGCATGTTTATGGGTCATCCAACCATTGGTTTAAAAGCTAGTCAAAATGTTGGACAAATTGTAGACGCTGCTCATGGGGCATTGAGTGACACTCTTGGTCCAATTAACATGGATTATGTTCTTAAAAAAGGATTGGGTATTTCATTAACCGATCTTCAAAAGAATTTGGGCAATGAATTTGTTAATGACCATTTTCTTAATACTAAAGTTAATCAATATGCAGCATCTCATTATGCCGATGATGCTTTACAAACTGCAATTAGAGCTGGAACGGTAGATAAAAATACTCCAGAGGCTGCTAAATTGTTTAGTCAATATGAACATGAAGCATTAAGCGATCCAGCAGGCGTTCTTGCGCCAGCACGTGACTCTTTAATTCGTCAACCAGACGTACTTGCAAATTACTTTAAAAAAGATTTTGCTAATCAACTTGGTTCAAATGTTCGTAAAGGCGTAACAGATACTTACGATATTGCGGATAAAAACAAACAACGTTTTTATGATGCAATGAACAAGTTAAAATCAGCACATTCTGATGTTTCAGTAATGCTTCAAGATGAGCATCGCAACCTATTTCACGGTTCACGTACACAGGCAAATGTAGAAGATTTGCTAACACATGCCTTGACCCAAGATTGGGGCAAGCGTCAAACACCATTTAATGATCTTGTTCGCAGCAAAGTTGAGGCAACATCTTTAGGTGAAGGTTTAACTCCTAGCGTTTATCAAGGTAAGGCTTTGCCACCTTTGTATCACACTAACTCAAAAGTTAGTGAATATATGCCAGACCCTGCCACGCTTGAGTCTACAACTCGTTACGGCAAAGGTATTCGTGCAACTGCTGACCCAGCCTTTGCTGGTCGTACACATACAAATGTTTATACACTTCGCTACAACCCACTTGAAAATGAAGAACCATCTTTTCTTGATTTGACCAAGCGAGGATCTGCTCAATCTGTTGCGGCAAAATTGTCTCAAATTCAACAAGACCAAAATGCCCGTAATGAAATGGGCTTAATGGTTCCTGGCAAGGGTAAAAATACCCTTGTGGGCGTTGACAAAACTGCATATACTAAAGAATATAAAACATTTGCTAAAATGCTTAAAAATGATAGGGACCATAGCGGCGGAGATTTGCTAGATGCTTATCGCTCAGCACTTGCTGCTGGTGGTAAATTAAATAAAAATGATATTGATAGCCGCATCTCAGATGTAACTAAAACCATTATGTCAGACAATGGTCATACTGGATTTAAATATATTGATAAAACTGGCAAGCAAATGTATGTTGTTAATAGTGATCGCGCACTTGCCAACATGACTCAACTTGATCCAAGTTTAACAAGAGATAGCCTTATTCCAAAGTACCTTAGTCAGAACAATACGGTGCCACGTGGTGCTTTGGGTATTGCTCGCAAAGATACTTTTATCCAACAAGATGCTCAAAATACTGCAAATGCTTTTTTTAAGCGTTTGTCTAAATCTGGTTATGGACCAGAAGTAGAGCAAGCTCAACAGGCTTTGCAATTTGAAAGTCGTCGTTTGGCTAAAAATCCAGCAATTGAATTAAACACGCCTCTTCCAAAGTTAGACCCACAAAGTTTGGACAAAGAATCACTTAATGTGCTTAATGAAGCACGTGGTATTCTCATCAAGAAGTTGGGCTTTGACTCACTTCAAGTCAACAAACTTGATCCAATTGAAGCAGTATCTTTGATTTACCGTGAATCTCATGGTTTAGCATCTGAGGCTTTTTTGCCAGCAAAAGCACCAAAGGCTGTAACTGATGCTGTTGCTCGCTTAGCAGAAAAGGGTTACCGCCCTGTTCTTGGTACTGATATTGGGCATGCTTATGAAGCGCCAATTTTGCATCCAGTTATTGCAGATCAGCGTACATCCTTGCTTCGCCGTGCAGCCCTTGCTCTCAAATTAGACCCAAGCAAGGTAAGCGACATTTCGGTAGCACAATCTCGTGATACTGCAGTTAAGCAAGAAGTTGATCGTTTATTTGCATCTGGTAAAGTTCAACCATTTGTAGGCGATAACTCAAGCACAATTGTAAATATTCTTCGTGACTATGCACGTTCTGGCGCAAGCGCAAATAGGCTTGGCGATAAAACAGCCAATGCTATTCGTGGTTGGAACCAAAGCAAGCGTGAGCAAATGATTACTCAGTTAATGGGTGATACAAGCAACCTTACAGTCAGGGAAGAAAAAGAATTGCGCGATGCTGCAATGGCAAAGGCTAATGAAGTATTTGGTTCACAACGCCGTATGTCAGATCTTAGCTACAATCAAATGGTTAAGGCTCTTACTCAGCCAATTGCAAAGGGCGCAAAAGATTATCTTGGTGATGTAACACCACGTTATACACCAGAAGATGCTCGCAGAATTGCTAAAGCAGTAATGCTTGGACAAGCCAAAGCCCCTGGCTACACAATGGGTCTTGGTAAAGGTGAAGACTTTATTCGTGCATCTGGCGCAATTGCTACCAATGCAACAGCTTCTTTCTTTGGTAAAGTGCCACTTCTTGACAATTATAAAATTGGAGAAGGTGCAATTGCTCGCGCAATAACCTCATTGCCTAGCAACTTAACTGCACTTCGTAACCAATGGCGCTTTGATCTTAACCCTATCTTTGCAGTTCGTCGTCTTGCTAAAACAAACATTAAGGCTGCTACTGAGGGTGTTCCGTTAACTCGTAACCCTTATGAGGCTATGACTCGCCTTGGCATTAAAGATGATGCTTACGCCATTCTTGGCCGTACCATGCCAAAGGTATATGAGAAGGCTCAAGATCTAGACAGCCTTGATCGTTTCTTATCACAGAATGATCCATTTGGTATTTACAACCCAGCGCACAATATGGCTTGGCAGGCATATCACCTCAAGCAACTTGGAATGACCGACGCTGAGATTACTCAGAAGTTGGAAAAGATCAATACTTACGGTGATCGTACTCCACTTGAGCGTACAGTTAACACAATATTTTACCCATTCTCATTTAACAAGNCATTGTACAAAAACATTGGTGGNTACCTAATAGATCATCCTGGTGAAAACGCTTTGCTTAATGCAGGCTTTCAACTATACAACCACCTTGATCCAAACAATAAAAACCCAAACAATGGGCTGCAAAACTGGTTTAATAACCACTTGCCAATTATCCAAGATTTTCAAAAGTTAAACGCTTTTGAACATGGAACTGGGCTAGGTCAATTTGGTGGTATTAACGCACCATATCTATCTAACACACCATACATTAAAGAGTTTATGAACTTGTTTAGCCCACAGGCTATTACACCTGGTAATGCGCCAAGTGCATTAAAAACTTTTACAAACATGGTGCCAGTACTTAATGAGTTAAATGGTCTTCTTTTTAACTACAATCTTAACACTGGTCAAAGCGGCGTTGGTGGAATTGCTGGTGGAAGACTTGCCGAAACTGGTAAGTTTACCTACTGGTCATTGCAAAATCTTGCCGAGCACTCTGTAGATTTGTATAAACATTTTATGAATGAAAAAACAAATCGTCTTAATTACACGTCAAACCTTACAGATCAAGCACAAATTCAAAAAGGAATTGAAACGGTAAACGCCCTCAAGGTTCAACTTGCCCCGCTTCTTGGAAGTGGTATGTCATGGCCAACAACAGCAGATGTTCCAAAGGCTGTTCGTGGTTTAAAGTACAACGCAACTAGCCTTGAAGAATACGCACATGCACTATACCCANGTTATCAAGTTGGAGCAGCAGTNGGACCAGCAGTTATGAAAGCANCTGGAGCAACTGAATATGTACAGAACCTACAGGGAACATTTCGTTTTGATGCNTACAACACGTTTCAAACATATGCAGCATCAGCTGTAACAAAACTGTCAAAAACAAAAGATCCTGCGGCTATTCAAGATATTGCAATGCCACTTCGCGATTTGGCCGTCAATATCTCAGAACAAGATCCACAATTTCTTAAATTCTACAACAAATATTACTCAGCATCACTTGGTCCAATTGAAGGGTTTACAAAGTAATGGCAATTAAAAAAAATACCCCTGCAATTAACCTACCAGCTGGCACTATGGAAGCGCTTGCATCANGTGGGGCTGGTAGCAGCGGAAGCATTTTGTCAGCCAAAGCACAGGCAAATACCCCAATTAAAAATGATTATGGGTTTATTGTCAATGGAAAAATTCCAACAGTTCTTTCATTGGGTCAGCTAAAATCTCTTCTTGGTGATTCTGTCAATAATGCCCCTGCCATTCAAAGAATGTCTTTAGATGTTTCAAAAGCGCCTGGGGCACTAGCGGGTCTTGATACAATTTCAACCGATGGAAAATTAAGTCCAATTGAGCAAAACTTTCTTGGAAACTATGCTTTAACTGTTGTTAATCAACATAAGGGTGCAGATCCAGCATCTATTGCAGATGCTATTACCAATAGAATTAATCCTCAATCAATTAACCCATATGCCGTAAGTTCTTCAATTAATCTTAAAAGCATTGATCGACCAGATATTAGTGCTGTAAAATCAACCATCAATGATTTGTATTTACAATTGTTGGGTAAAAATGCTTCAGATGCTGAAGCTGCAAAATGGGCACAAGTGTATGATAATTATGCTGCCAAAAATCCAACATCTCAAACCGTTGGCTCAAATACATATTCAGTAGTTCCAGTTCAAGGTTTGGGCGCTAGTGGCGTAACAAATCGTTTGCTTCGTTCTGGTCAAAATGAAACTACAACGGCAAATCAACTTAGCCTACCAGCTTTTGCAAAAAATCAAATTATTGATTCTGGTGAATATAAAGCATTTCAAGCATCTGGTGCTGCCTTTAATCTAATGAACCAAATAGCTGCTAAAGATGCTGGAGTTGCATAATGGCTGGAACTACTAAAAAAGTATCTGCTCAAGTTGCGGCAGCAGAGCCTGGTCTTTCAGGACTGCTATCGCCAGGGTCAGATTTTGCACAGATTCTTCATAATCAAAATGGCGCTCAATATGCTTTTTGGAAAAATGCAGATTCTACTTTGCCAACAATTCAAAATGGTACTGGCTATTCATTATTTCAATTTATTACTGATGCAGTTAATAATGGTTGGATTAACGCAACAGACCCAACAAATTTTGAATTAAATTTAAAGAAAACAGATTTTTGGAAAGCCTATGGCGCTTCAGCCATTCAGGCAGCTTCAGATAAAGCACAATCACTTGATGCTAATGGAAACGTACTTCCGAATAGTACATACGGTCAAGAACTTCAGCGTCGTATTGATGGAATTACTACCGAAGCAACAAGCATGGGTTACAAACTTACCCCAGAGGTTGCAACGTCTCTTGCAGAGGGAACTTTAAATGATGCATATGAAGGAACGATTTATAATTCAAGCAATTATCAATCTGGTCTTCAAAGTAAAATTGCTACAACTGCTCAAAGTGCAGGTATTGCACTTAGCGGTGGAGCAAATGCAAGCACTGGAATTGGTCTTGTAAATCAACTTCGTGCCTACGCCGCAAGTCAAGGTGTTGCAATGCCTGAAAATTTTTATACAGATGCTGGTGCTAAATTATCAGATCCAAAATCTGGTATGACTTATGACACTTATGCAAACAATATTAAAGGATATGCAGCATCTAAGTTTTCTGGTTTTGCTAGCAGAATTAATCAAGGTGAAACTGTTGCCAACATTGCTGCTCCCTATCAACAAGAAATGCAAAATATTCTTGGTATTCCAGCAGATAGTATTGATCTAAGTGGAAATAATGGAGATAGTGCTTTAATTAATAAAGCTCTTCAAGGAACTATTGATCCAACAACTGGTTTAGGTTCACCTATGCCTATTTGGCAATTTCAACAGACGCTTCGTCAAGATCCACGTTGGAGAAGCACACCTGACGCTCAAAACTCAATGGCAAGTATTGTTGAAACTCTAGGCAAAACGTTTGGAAAAATCTAATGGCAATGACAGATCGTCAAGTAGAACAACAATTACAACAAGCGGCTGTTCCAGATACTCCAGTAACAGCAGGAACTTTTGGAACCGCAACTCCCGCTGGTGCGATTGTTCTTCCAGATGGATCTAAAGCTCCAGGCAGTGCTTCAATGGCTGGACCAACTACTACAGGGGCTGGTTTATTGGGTCCTGCAACAAATTTTGTTGCAACACCATCACCAACTACCGTGCAAACAGTAGATTCTACTGGCAAAGTAATAGGTGTTACTACAACTACTTATAATTGGGATGGCACACCCAACGCTCCACAATACACACAAATTGCTTCTACGGGTCCAACAGGTTCAACTGGCTCCACTGGGCCAATGACTACAGATTATATTTCTGCTGCTCAACAGCAGTTAATGAACTGGGGTATTCTTAACGCTAACGATCCTAATTCAACAGATCTAATGAATCAAATTACAACACTTGCTCAACAAGGTGCACAACCAGATACAATTGCTTTAACAATTCAAAATTCTGCTGCTTATGCTGCTCGTTTTTCAGGTAACGCTGCTCGCGTAGCAGCTGGGTTTTCTGCTTATAGCGCAGCAGATTATATGACTGCTGAAAACAATTACCGTAGCATATTGTCAGAATCTGGTGTTCCAGATCAATATCAAACTCAATCTTTTCTTGCGAGCCTTATTGGCAAAAACGTGGGAACGGCAACACTTCAAAACTACGTCAACATGGCAAGCCAGTTGGCGACAACACAAGATCCTTACCTGCTTCAAACTGCATATCAACAATACGGTTTGACCCAAGGTGATCTTATTGCACACTTCCTTGATCCAAATACGGCAGTACCTGTTCTTCAACAACAGTTTGCTGGTACTCAAGTTGCGGCAGAAGCAGCTCGTCAAAACCTTGCTCTTAATCAACAAAATGCTTTGAGCCTTGCAGCACAGGGTGTTACGCAACAACAAGCCCAAACAGGCTTTGCAAACATTGGTAGCCAATTGGCTCAACAACAACAGATTGCCGCATCATTGGGTGGCAATGCTGCCAACATTGGCTCTGAATTAACTGCTGCTCAATTTAACGCAAACGTTAATGGCATTTCTGCGGCACAAGCACAGCAAGAATTAACACGTCAACGTGCTCAAGAAGTTAACCAGTTCTCTGGTTCTTCTGGTGCTGCCAAGGGCAGCCTTTACACAGAGCAATCTGGCGTAAGTTAATTAGGTTCCATCACTACCCATTGGCATAGTGATGTGTATTTAAAGACCAAGAGTGGGAGCTAGTACCCCTTCCCCTGGGGAGTGCTATGGCCTGCGATCAACCAACATAGAAAAGGGAGTGCCACATGGCAGACCAATACGAAGATGATGACTTTGATCTTGAAGAAGATCAACCATCACAAACACAAGACCAGAATGGTCCAGCAAATCTACGCAAGGCTCTCAAAAGAGCAGAGCGTGAAAAGAAGGAACTGGCTGATCAGCTAGCTTCTATTCAGGCAGACCTTCGAGGACGTTCAGTCAAGGAAGTATTGGAACAGAAAGGCGTATCTTCTAAGATCGCCAAGTTCATTCCTGGCGACGTAAGTACGCCTGAGCAGATTGATG